GATTTTTGGTTATAAATTGTTTCATATCATCATACGTTGTGGATAGAGTTATAACTGGGAATCTTATATAAACAGAATGCACCATGCCGATAAGCTTTCCATCTTCATTAATTATCATAGAACCGGAGCTTCCAGGTGCTGCTAATAGACTATACCAAGCAACTCCATTGGCATCTCCATTATATCGACCTTCTAATACTGGCACCATATTAGGTCTATATATACCTATAGGAGCCGCAATATTATAAATTTTATCGCCCGCCTTCGGACGTGTACTGGCTATATCAACAATTTCTATATCTTCTATCAGACCTTGTACGTACATTAAGCACATATCGATATTTGTATCTTTAGTAAGCTCGACAGCTTCGTAACTTTCCCCATTTAACTTATAAGCTTTATATTTAGATTTTGTTTTTATTGTTTTTGAGCTTTCATGAAAGTGCGGCGGTACATCGTCCTCGCACATATGTGCTGCTGTTACAATATACGCTCCACCTTCATCAAGGTCGACAACGAATCCAGAAGCTAAAGACCGGAAATTTTCTACATTACATAGATCATTGCCACAAGAATAAACTGTCAAAGTTTTATTTAAAAAGATGAAAGACTCTCGGGGGAGCGTATCTGAAACACTTTTTTGTACGTGTACACAAGAAACTAATAATAAAATTAGTAAAGAATAGGTAAAAAACTTAAATATATTTTTAATCATGCATGGTGTCCCTCTTATAGTAACTATGGGCAGAAAAGAACAAATGATATTTTTACCGCAATATTTATTTATAATCATGAAAAAATACTATTTAAAGTATAGGAAGTGAATGGCAAAAAAGATCTACATCCTCGACACGAGCGTTTATTTAACGGATTTTAATGCTATTAGCTCGTATAGAACTAACGATATCATAATACCTCTTAAGGTGTTGGAAGAGATCGATAAACATAAAAAACGTCAGGATGGAGTTGGAATAAACGCCAGAAAGACTATCCGAAAACTTGACTCTCTGAGACAAAAAGGAAATCTCCACAAAGGGGTTCGTATAGGTAAAGGCAAGGGTCTAATATACGCAAAAACTTATGATCCAGACGATCTGCCTTTTGGGTTTGAGTTAGATAACGCAGATAATGAGATAATTGGTACGGCGCTAACAGAAAAAAAGAATAATTTAAATAGAAATGTTGTAGTTGTATCTAATGATATCAATATGAGAGTTAAGTGCGACTCTATTGGGCTTAAGTGCGAAGACTACAATGTTGGACAAGTTGTTGATAATATTGAGCAAGTGTATACTGGGTTTAGAAAACATCTCGTAGACGAGCAAGTAATTGATAGATTTTATAGTGGAGAAAAAATAATAATAGAAGAAAAAGAGCTAAAAATACACCCAAATGAATACATTATGTTGGTTTCGAATACAAACGATAAGAAAACCGCGCTAGCCAGGTTTATAAATCACAATACTCCCATTAGGAAAATTAACGGAAAATTTAATACAAAGGGCATATGGGGCGTAAGACCGAGAAATAAAGAACAATCATTTGCTGCAGATTTACTAGTTGATCCCTCTGTCAAGATTGTTTCTCTTGTTGGCAAGGCTGGCTCTGGCAAAACTTTGTTAGCCATAGCAGCTGGGCTCCAACAGGTAATGGAGGACACAAAAGAATCTGTATACAAAAGATTGGTCGTTTCCCGCCCGATACAGCCCTTGGGGAAGGATATAGGATTTTTGCCCGGAACTATGGAAGAGAAAATGGCACCGTGGATTGCCCCAATTCAGGATAATCTACAATTCTTAATGGGAAATGACAAAGAAACCTTGCAATTATATATAGATAATGGTACAATAGAGGTAGAAGCGTTGACTTATATAAGAGGTAGATCGATATCTAATGCTTTTATAATAATCGACGAAGCTCAAAATTTGACAATTCATGAATTAAAAACAATATTGACTCGCGTAGGAGAGGGAACAAAAATTATTTTAACTGGGGATATAGAGCAAATTGATAATACTTATATAGACGAAACTTCAAACGGTCTTACACATGCTGTGGAAAAGTTTAAAGATTATGAATTATCTGGTCACGTAACGTTAAAAAAAGGTGAGCGCTCTCAAGTAGCAACTTTATCTTCAAATATTTTATAAAAATTTTCAAAATTAACTAAAACATGTTATTATAACGACTGGAGGAAATTATGAGCGAAGATATTTTAGATATGGATTTAGATACCACCCCAGATCTCTTAAAGAAGGTGGAGACTAATACAGAATTAAAAGAATGGTTGGTGAACTATGTTGGAAACAAAGTAAAGCCAGAGAATAATGAAGTAACCATTGAACTGATTATTCAAGTATTGGCAGAAGATTTTCCGGAATTTTTGTTGCCAGTGGCGGAGGAGAATTTTATCAGAGGCTATAGACAAGCCTTGGAAGACGTCGAACAAGGTCAACGACTTTACCGCGAGGAACAATCAGAGAAAAAGAAAACAAAAAGCAAAAAAAAGAAATAATGTTAGATTATATAAAAAACACAGCAGAGTCAGCACAAAAAAATAATCGAGAGAAAAGTATTTATGCTGATAAGTTAGTGTATGTTAAGGATCAATTGTCATATGGGATTAATTTAGATTATGTTTTAAGCACAGTTGAATCTTTAGTGCCGAATCATTTAGTTACTAATATTGACTCTATATATATTGGAAAGTTTAAAGATATCGAAGAAAAACAGTTCAATGCTTTATATGATTCGGGAGTTATATATGTAGCCAACGATCAAGACAATGAGAACGATATGATAGACGACATTGTTCATGAAATTGGACATGCTGTCGAAGAGCAATTTGGCGAATATATATATGGCGATGGCATATTACTGCGAGAGTTTAGGGCAAAGAGAGAGATTCTGTATACATATTTAAAGGCAAACGGATGGGATCCTCCATACGATGCTCTGCAGAACCCAGACTATCAAGAAGATTTAGATAAATATTTTTATGATATAATAGGCTATCCAACTCTTTCTAGTTTGACTGTGGGGGTTTTTTACTCCCCATACGCTGCAACCTCTTTGCGAGAATACTTCGCAAATGGATTTGAAAATTATTTTATAAGAAGCAGAGAAAACTTAAAAGAATTGAGTCCTATACTATATAATAAGATTGATTCCTTACACGAATTAGAGGAGAGATAAAAAATGGACCTAACAACTAAACATGATAAAGGAACAAATTCTTTGGTCGTTAATGTGGTACTGAGTCTTGTAGACGATAAAGATACATCACAACGCAGAGTGGTGACGACAAGAGATGTCATGAGAATGGTAGCAGAGAAAAGTAAAAAATATAAACTTGCAAAAGTGCTAGAAGAGCCGCCAGCGAAAGAGATTACCAATTTCCAAGGGAAAACTAGACAGTCTGGGAAATGGATATTTGAATTGGCTGATAAACAGGCACCTACACCTGCTAAAACTAGTACACCTAGAATAACAAAAACGAAAAAATCAACAACAAAGTAGGTAACTATGCCTCATGTATCTTTTTCAGAATTAAAAATTTGGGACGAATGTTCCTGGAAGCACAAATGTGTGTATGTCGATGGTATTAAACTCTTTGAGGGAAATGAACATACAGCGTTTGGGACAGCCATGCACGAAACTTGCGAGCAGTTGGTGGAAAACAACATAAAAAACCCAAACGATTATTTTCAAAAGGCTTTTTTAGCACAACTTCAAAAGTTACCGGAAAAGTATGAGCTTGATAAGACACTAGTTAATGGCATGCGCCAGCAGGGAGCGGGACTAACTAAATATATTCTTCCCGCACTTAATGAGTATTTTGGAAATTTTGAATTGGTGTCGGTTGAAGAAAAAATATATGAACCAATTGAGAACGAAAAAGAATTTAAATATAAGGGATATATTGATTTAGCAATCAAGACTAAAGATGAGAAGTTTCATATTATAGATTGGAAAACATGCTCCTGGGGCTGGGATCCCCGCCGAAAGGCTGATCGAATGACTTCGTATCAATTGACTTTTTATAAGTATTTTTTCAGCAAGAAACATAATATTGATATGAACAACAT